CTGAACCCGCTTGTCCGGAGATGGCTCCTGTTACAGCAGCGCCATTGATTGCAATAGCTGTATTGGTTACAGAAGTAAGTTGGCCCTGTGCATTAACTGCAAATACAGGGACTTGAGAAGCAGAACCATATGTAGCGGCTGAAACCGTGGTGTTAGCAATGTTAAACGTGTAAGTTGGAGATTCGTTTAAACCTGTACCCGCCGTGTACGTAATTGGCGCAGAGAACTGCTGGAACACAATTGCCGTTGTTCCAATTGTTATAGGAGGGGCGGTTTGCTGAACCCAAGCGGTATTGACATTAGCCGTGCCGCTAGTTACCAAGAAAAAGTCGCCTTCGTCAATCTGGTCAACTCCAGTTCCCACAGTATCAAAATCTGTGGCGCGAGTCAGGATATATGGCGTTCCAGCGGAGCCAACTTGTGTAACAACGTACACGCCGTTATTTGCGCCAGCTACTTCGTTCTTGACCAGTATTCTTTCGGAGACAACAGTCAGTGTTGAGTCCACAGACAGAGCACCGTTGGCATTTCCTGTGAGCGTTGCGCCTACCCCAGAAGTTCCGTTGTTGTATGTGTTGGCTGGCAGTGCTGCGGTAGTTGCCAAATTCACTGCTTCATGGAAGTGAATACCAGATGCAATTGCGTCAGCGTATTGTTTGTTGACAATGTCTGTATTACTAGTAGGAGCCGTAGAAATTGTGCCTGTAGTCAGCGCTGCGGATGTGGCAGTGATTGCGCCAAATGCGGTTTGGACTACTTGCGTTCCTGCTTCATTTTGATACGCCGACCGTGAGGATGGGTACGTAACAAAAACATCTTTTGAATTGGCGGCAAAATTTACTAGGGAACCGCCATTACTAGACGACAGAACCGTTGTACGAGATAACGTTGTACCGGAAGAAGTGTACGTACCAATACCAACTTCCCAAGCTCCTGTAACGGAGTCTGCAATGGCGTAGTACGTTGTGTTGCCGTCACCTACAGCGGCAAAAGATTGGAACCCCGATACCGCTCCAGCAAGTGTCAGTGTGCCTGTACCAGCAGTGGTAGAGGTTTCCTTGACCCGATCTTTTAAAACTAAAGCCATTTTTAATCCTTACGACGGTAGGTTAGTCCAACCGGGGTTTTGTGCACTATTGATATTTTGCCAGTTTGGGTTCTGGCTGTCATCAATTACCGCCCAAACAAGTACGTCGCCAATAGAAACAAGAAGCTGAATGCCCGTCACGTTTGCGTTTACAGTCTTAATTACTGACTGCGTAGCCAAAGCAGATGCAAACTCAGCAATAGAACCTGCAAAAACAACCTGTGTGCTAACGGCATCAACCGCAGATGCGCCCTCGGCAATACTGACACCGAATACAAAAGCCCCCTGCATTGCATCCACACCAGACGCGGCTTCAGCTACCAACGCTACAAAACTAGCCGCAACTGTATTGGCATCAATACCACTAGCAGCTTCAACAATAGCAGCAACAAAATCAACTTGCGATGTACTTACGGCACTGGCAGAAACACCTTCGGCAACCGCCGCGGCAAATGCTATCTGCGCGGCTACAGAATCAACACCAGAACCAGCTTCAGAAATACTTGCGGCAAATACTGCCCGCCCAACTATTGCATCTACAGCACTTGCGGCTTCAGCAACACTACCAGCAAAATCAACTTGCCCAGCGACTGCATCCACACCAGAAGCTGCTTCCGTAATACTTCCGGGATACGTACCTAGAGCAGAAATAGTATCTACGCCACTTGCGGCTTCTGGGATCGAGACGTTAAATATATTGTTAATGGTGTTAACTGAATCTACACCAGACGCAGCTTCTGAAGCAGTTGCTACAAAAGTCGTAAGCACCGAAGTGCTGTCCAGTGCAGACACATTTTCATCAATCAATCCACCAGCGGTAAAAATTGCATTTACCGCATCAATACCAGAGCTTGATTCAGAAACGGAGACAGCAAACGTATTACCCCCTTGAGAGGCAAACGGTGCTTGTGCAAAAGCTACATCTCCGAACATACCTTATCAGGTCGCTGTCAGAGTGAATGTGTAAGTGACGTTCAATGTGTCACCAGAAGCAACGGATTTGTCGCCGCCAGTAAAATCACCTTCAGAAAACAAAATCCCTGAAGTACCGGTATCTACGCTTGCTAAAAATGCGCCAGCAATAACAACCGTAGCATTCATCACAAAAGAAGATGGTGAAGCTGAGTTGCTGATTGCAGATTGCCCAGAAGGGCTACCAGAAGTAGCAGCACCAAACGTCACCGCTTTGCGGTTCCCTGCGTAAGCGGTGCTTTCTGTCCAACCGGCGTGAGAGGCTAGCGTGTCGGCAGCGGCAAACGTTGTACCAGAACCCGGGCCTGTTACTAGACCTAAGTACCAAGTCGTAGTTTGCGCACTACCGGCAAAGTATGCGTTGTTCATGTTGGCCAAGCCTTGGTTAACTACCAAATTGTGGAAGGTGTCTGACCACTTTTCTACGCCGTCTGCGCCTACGCAAGTAACGGTGTAAACGCCACCAGCGCCAACGGATTCACCGAGGCCGGGGCGGGTAACTAATGTAGCTGACACTTGGTCTTTTGCTGAACTGAATTCCATGATAAGTCCTTAAGAAATGCGCACAATGGCGCTGTTGGCATCGGGGGTTGGGAAGATGATTTGGAAAGTATCGTTGCTTACTGTCTTGTCTGAACCGAAGTCCAGCACAGCAACAGACTTGTTGCCTTGAGTAACGTTGTAAACCAAAGCGCCTCTAGCGGTAAATGTGGCGTTTGTCCAAGTCGAGTTGTTAAACGAAATGAACGCTGTTGGCACACCAGCGGTGTTGTTACCAGAAGTTGGCGAAGTGGAAATCACCAACGTGTTACCGCCGGTTGTGTAACCGCCCCCATTTGGCACTTCGTTAGTACTGTTATAAACAGTTGTGGTTGGGCCAAGGTTTGCCGCTGCTGTATACAACGCCACTTTAAAAGTGTTAGGTGTGGTAGGGCCAAAGTTATGAACCGCTTGAAGTAGTTCAACTTTAAAGCTAGTGGTTGCTGTTTGCGAAATTGCCATATCAAGTCACCTTTTGTCGGAACTGTCCAGAACGATATGCGTCTTGACGCTCCATACCATCGGCCAAACGTTTTGCTAATGCAAGAGCTTCCATGAACTTCTGATTGTACAGAGTCATCATATCTGGCTCACCCTTCATGTAGGTGTAAGCTTCAACCAAGGAGCCGTACAACAGCACAGAATCAAAGTTATCACCAAGCCATGTTTGCCCACTTGCAGCTACTGTAATGGACTCTGGGTAATAGTAATAGTGCAACTCCACGCCGTACGTTGCGTCAGGTGTTGGGCCAAGGATAAAAGTCAACTCATTTGGCGCGTTGCTTTGGGAGCCAAACAATGCGTAGTAACGAGGAATAGCCTCATCAGTCGGCTGTGGGTACGCTTGGCGAATAAAGTTAACATCTTTGTTTAACAGATACTCGTACGCGCCTGTAGCATCAATAACTGCTAGGGAATACACCGCTAAGAAGTCGTCTGGGCATCCCAAATACTTGTTGCCGGAAGACGTTGAACCCGTCATATTCTTGCGAATAGACGGAAACTGCATAGAGTTGTAAATACGCTGCTCAGCTTGCTGAACGAACACAGGGAGATTAGCCACGAAATCTGCTTCCGTGTTCTCTGTGTACGCTTGAATCGCGTTGTAGAGCGCAGTTCTGTCCATAGTTACGCCATCGGGCCTCTGGCCATAGTTCCCTTGGTTGCCGCGCCGTTACCACGGGTGACAATACCGGATGTCTTAGTGGTTTCGTTACCAGTAGCTTTGCTGATGTTGCCAATAGACATATTAACGGTGTCAGCTTTACTGCGGTTTGGGGGGATGCCGGGGTTCGTAGACGCAGTAACAGGCTTACCACTCATGGTGTGGGGCTTGGCGTATGCAGAAGCGGGTAGATTGTTAATCTTGGCCATGTTATTTCCCCTGATTTTTAACTTTAGCCATACCGCGACCATACTGCATCATCATCTCATTGGTCTTACCGCCCTTGGCAAGCTTTGTAGGCGCTTTGCCGGGGTGCATGTTTTTCTCGTGCTTGCCGACAGCAGACTTAATCATCTTCTTGTCTTGG